CTGGACATCGACCTTATATTAAAGGGCAAACATTTAGTCGTAAGATAATATTTAACGATGATTTTAGACCTAGACCAGGTGAAATATATTTATCTGATGCAGAAAAAGCATGGGCAGATAAACAAATATCTGAACCATTTATTCTTGTAGAACCTAACGTTAAAACTGTTTATAAGCACACAGTTAATAAAGCATGGCATCAATGGGAAGAACTGCTTAAAAATGACTTACCATGGCTACAAATAGGTGATGCAAGAGTTAAGAAATATACTCGATGGATCGAAACAACTACATTTAGACAAGCATTAGCAATACTTAATAAAGCTACATTATTTGTGGGAACAGATGGTGGATTACACCATGCAGCAGCAGCCTTAGGAATACCAGCAGTTGTTATTTGGACAGGATTTACCTCACCAAAACATTTAGGTTATGACAATCATGTTAATTTATATCATGGCGGTGAACCTTGTGGAACATTTGGTGATGTGTGCAAACATTGTCGAGAAAACTCTGACAAGATAAAGCCTGATTTTGTATTACAAGCAATACATGATGAACTAGAAAGAATCGTAATAGATGAAGAACGTAAAAGGGATATGGCTACCTGACCACGAAGAACATCTATTGATGTTTGCTAAAAGTGAAGGCTGGTCATACCAAAAACATAAATTAGATGAAGTCATGAACTTTGTTAAGAAGTTTGATGTATGTATTGATATTGGCGGACATTGTGGTTTATGGTCTATGCACTTAGTAAAGTTATTTCAACAAGTACACGCATTTGAACCTGTTGCAGATCACAGAGAATGTTACGTTAAAAACGTTATAGCAGATAACTATATATTACATCCATACGCATTAGGCAACGAAGAAAAGAAAGTCTCTATTCATACGACTAATGGATCAAGTGGAGATTCTTGGGTGCAAGATGGTGATGATGTTGAATGTAAATTACTAGACAGTTTTAGAATAAGGCCTGACTTTATTAAGATTGATACAGAAGGTTTTGAATACTATATCTTACTAGGCGGTGAGAAAACAATTAAAGAACATAAACCGACCATTATCGTAGAACAAAAGCCTAATAAAGGTAAAAACTTTGGATTAAAAGATACTCAAGCAGTAGATCTATTAAAGTCTTGGGGATACACACTACATGGTCAAATCGCAGGGGACTATGTGCTTTCATGCAATTAATTCTAACGGGTATCGATAGACGAGATAATTTATTAAAACGTCTACATAAATACTCTGGCGGTGAAGTTACAAAGAATTGGAATGGTAAAGATATACCTGTTATTGTAGGTAATAATCATGGTTGCGATCATATCCAAATAGAATGTAGAAGCCAAAACATTCCATACATATATATAGATCATGGTTATTTTAATCGTGATTTTCATATGAGATGGGCAAGGTTTTGTGTAAGCAATTATCATTGCACCGATTGGAGACCTTCTGATCGCAAAATACCTAAGATGAAAGAATACCGAGAAGGTAATGATATTGTGATATTACCACCAGCAGACAAAGTATCTTTTATCTACAACGCTCATAAATGGCTAGATGAAACTATCGAGCAAATTAGACAATATTCTAAACGCAAGATTATTGTGAAGCGTAAGTCAGATGGTGCATTAGTTAATTATATTAAAAATGCTCACTGTGTAGTTAGTTTTGGCAGTGTTGCTGATATAGAGGCAAGTTTATACGGAGTTCCTGTAATTGTATCTGATTACAGTCCTGCAATACCAATTTCAAACAAGTTAGAAGATATAGAAAATTTAACATATCCTAATAGAGAACCATGGTTAAGGTCATTAGCAGCATCAGAATGGCATGAAAGCGAAATGGATCAATGTTGGGAACGATTAAAAGGGCAATTAGATGGCATTTACTAATTATACAAGTTTTGTAACAGTAGTTAAAAACTACCTAGCTAGATCAGATCTAGACACACAGATTCCTGATTTTATTACGCTAGCACAACACAGAATAAGCAGAGAGTTACGAACAACAGAGATGTTAAAAGTAGCGACAACATCTACGACTGACGGAACAGTAGCATTACCAAACGATTTTTTAGAAACAAAAGAATTGCATTTGTTAGGCAATCCACCTGTAACATTAGAGTATCAATCACCTGATTTATTTTACAGAAATAAACAATCTACTAATTCAGGCAAGCCTTACTATTACACAATATTAGATCAGGAGTTTAAATTAGCACCAGCACCTGATTCTAGTCAAACGATGCAAATGCTTTATTATGCTAAACCTACATTTATTTCTAGCACAACAGCTAGTAATGTGTATTTAGCTAATTACCCAGACGCTTTATTATATGCAACTTTAGCAGAAGCTGAACCATACTTGATGAATGATGCAAGAGTTCAAACTTGGGCAAGTTTATACGATAGAGCGATTGCAAGCATCATGTTAAGTGATAAAGGCAAACAATATCCTAACACTTCATTAAGCGTAACAACACGATAAGGAATATATTATGGCAGAAATGAGCGACTTTTTAGAGAACGCATTGTTAAATGCAACTTTAAATGGCACAACTTACACATCACCTGCAGCAGTTTATGTAGCATTATTTACAACTGATCCAACAGACGCAGGTTCAGGTACAGAAGTATCTGGTGGTTCTTATGCTAGAAAAGCAGTAACATTTGGTACAGCTTCTGGCACAAGTGGATCTATTTCTAACGATGCAGCAGTAGAATTTGACCAAGCTACAGGAAGCTGGGGTACAATTTCTCACATAGGCATTTACGATGCTTTAACAACAGGCAACCTTTTGTATCACACCGCACTCGACTCAAGCAAGGCAATCGATACTGGAGATATTTTCAAGATAGCAATAGGTAGCTTAACTGTTACATTGGCTTAATTATGGCAGACGTTTGTGGTCCTTTTACGCTTGAGCAATTAGACCAATTTGGTAATTTAGACTCTCTTGCGTTTTCATTAGATAGTGCAATATGGGAAGATCCAAACGTTTGTATATTAGAAGGTGTAGCAAATGTTACTAGCGAAGCAACAGTTAGTGCAAATGCTAGTCGTATATTATTTAATACAGCATCAATAGACGGAGTTGCAACAGTATCTGCAACACCAACAAAGATTACAGAAGGATCAGCAGACATTACCGCAGATGCCACTGTAACAGCAGTAGGTGGATTAATTAAAACATCTACAGGATCTATTACAGGAACTGCAACGATTACAGCAGATGGATTTGCAATTAGAGGTGGTATTGCAAGTATTACAGGTAATGCTACTGTTAATGCTATTGGTAATTATACTGTTAATGGTGATGCTACTATTACCGCAGAAGCTAATGTATCTGTTCAATATGCTAGAGTTCGTCTAGCTGACGGAGCAATTACAACAGCTACCACTGTAACTGGTGATGGTTTAAGAATAAGAACAAGTGTTGCTGATATACAATCAGAAGCAACTGTAACAGCATTAGGTGGTAAAATTGCACAAGGTATTGCTACAATTACAGGATTGGCAAGTGTTACTTGTTTAGGCGGTAAAGTTCAAATTATGAACGCCACTGTAAATGGTAGAGCATTTATTGTGGCAAATGGAATTATAATAGGTGAAAATTGGTCTGATACTACACCTGAAAGCGATACATGGAATGATGTTGTTCCTGAATCAGACACATGGACAGCAATATCAGAATCATCTAACACATGGACAGATAAAGTTCCAGAATCAGATACATGGACAAATGTATCAACATCTTCTAATACATGGATTAATCAATAAGAGGTAAAATATGTCAAAAGATAAAATATCAGATTATTCATCTACCAGTGCTGGTGCTAATTTAAACACCGATATTGCTGGAATTAACATAGATGAAGGATGCCCACCAAGTGGCATAAATAATGCTATTCGTGCATTAATGTCACAAATAAAAGACTTACAAACAGGCGTATCAGGAGATACTCTTCCTATTGCTGCAGGCGGCACAGGTGAAGCTACTGCTGCCAGTGCTAGAGCTGCATTGGGTGTTGCTCTTAATGCGGATGTTTTAGGTTATGTTGCACCAGGTGCTGCAGGTAATTTTTTAACATCCACAGGAACTGATTGGACGTCTGCTGCATTAGCTACTGCTGTTGCGGTAACCTCTGTAACCGCAGGAGCTGGTATATCTTTATCTGCTAGCACAGGTGATGTTACTATTACAAATACAGGTGTGACTGATATTACAGCAGGAGCTGGTATATCTGTTTCAGCTAATACTGGATCTATTACCATATCTGCTTTAGGTGGTGGTTTTACTAATATGGAAGTATTTACTTCACCAGGTACATGGACTAATCCAGGCACAGTAGAAAAAGTAAAAGTCACTGTTGTTGGAGGTGGAGGAAATGGCGGAGTAGGAGCTACAAACGTTTATGCAAATGGAGGTGGTGCAGGGGGTGCTGCTATTGAGGTTATTCCTTTTCCTAGTGCTACCGATGTAACTGTAACTGTAGGAGGAGCTGGAGGCACTTCATCTTTTGGTCCTTATTGTTCTGCTACTGGTGGAGCTAATGGTCGTCCAGGTACTGGATTAGCTGGTCAAGGATCTGGAGGCACTATTAATATAACTGGCGGTGAAGGTTATGGTAATGGAGGAAATTCTATTCTTGGAGCAGGAGGAGGTATTAGAACTGCAGCTCCTTCAGCTGGTTATCCAGGAGGTAATTACGGAGGGGGTGGTGGATCTGGATACGATACTCGTCCAGGTGGCACAGGTGCTGGCGGTGTTGTTATTGTTGAATATTAATAGGAGTTATTAAATGGCTAAAAAAGCATTAGTAAGTACAATAGAGCCTAGAGGAAAAGATAACTCTGGGTATAGAGTAGCAGAAGTAGTAGATGTTTCTAATACTTTTGAAACACATTCAAATTTACAATGGAAAGACTGTGCAGACACAGTAGAAAAAGATTTTTATTGGTTTGATCCTTCTACAAACACATTTAAAAAGTTACCAGAAGCAGTAGATCCATCTACAGCAGGAGAATTAGCAGTTGATGCAGAAGGAAATAAAACAGAAGATTATGAATGGAATTGGGATACAGAAACTTGGTCTAAAGTACAAATTCTTAATAATTAGTATATAATAGAAATTTAAATTTTAAAACATTTCTATGCAAAGTACAGCAGAGTTATTTAAACAAAATGGCTATGTTCATTTAAAAAGTTTTCTTGATGAAGATAATTGCAAAGAACTTACCCAAGAATTAAATAAATATATAGAACGAGGGGAAACAACCAAAGATTCTCAATGTCCTATATCAGAAGCTGTGCATGGAACAGTTACATTTGATACTTTGTTACAAGATTTATTACCACATTTTGAGAAAGCTTGTGGTAAAAAGTTATATCCTACTTATTCTTATGCTAGGTTATATAAACCTGGTGAAGAGTTAAAAAAACATACTGATAGACCTGCTTGTGAAATATCAGCAACAATTACATTAGGATATGAAGGTAATCCTTGGTCTATTTATATGGCAGGTAACAAAGTAGATATGCAAGTAGGAGATGCTGTTTTATATCGAGGTATGGATGTAGAACATTGGAGAGAAAAGTATACTGAAGGTCAATGGCAA